ATGCCACAACGATTTTAAGGGCCACACTCGCACCGCCACACCGCCACAAAAATAAATACGATAACAACTACATATAGTGGATACCATATATGGTCGTCACAAATCTTCTATAATACTGGTTATACTAATTTTATTTTATCAACGTCACGGGTGGTATACGTATCGCTCGTTAACATCCTGTTACGTATCACTGTTAACATATCTCTACATCACGGGGGTGGTGGGGGTATACTACGTTAACATTCCAGCCGCGCGCGCGTCTCATCGGTCGTTCCTCATTTCCCAGTTTTACAGGGGGTACCACCGGGTTTTCACGCGCGCGCTAAAAGGGGGACGTAAAATCCTGTAGACTTAATTTTTGGGATTTTAGTCTTGTCGAGTATTTTATATATATAATAAAAGTTAAGGGGGTGAGGAATGGAAATTGAAAAGAAGATATGGTTGCCGGATAGTTATGGGAAGGAACATGAACATAAGGTGGAGACAAGATTTTGTAATGAGTTCAAGGGGTTGTGTGAGAAATACGGGGTGGTGTGTTTGACGGGAGCGTATGTTATGAAGCACGATTTGAAGAAGGGGCAGTTGTTGACGTTTGGGAGTCCGAGTAAAGCGTGGTTGGATGCGGCATGGCAGAGGATAAGGTTGCATGTGAGTGATTTAATATCAAAGGGGATGATAAAATGAGGTGCATAGAGTGCAAGGTGGTAAAACAGGCATATGAGATGGGAAGGGACATGTGGAGGTTAACGGCGTTGAGCGGATGGGCATTGTCGTTGGTGTTGTTGATTATTTTGATTTGGAGGTAGTGAATGAAGTTAGGCAAGAAGAGCGCGAGGTTGGATAAGAGGACGTTGTTTTTTAGGGATTATTTAGATTTTAGTAAATTGAATGTACCGGATAGTTGTGACTGGGGGAATAAGGTTTCGAGTTGGGGGATGATGAAGAATGATGTAGTTGGGGATTGCACGTGTGCGAGTGCGGGTCATTTGATTATGGATTGGACGGCGAACGAAGGGATTGAGGAAGTTCCACAAGACGAACAGATTATTTCGGCATACTCAGAAATTACTGGATATGACCCCGAAACAGGTCTGAACGATAACGGCGCGGTAGAATTAGATGTTTTGAATTATTGGAGGAATAAAGGAATTGGCGGACACAAGATTTATGCGTACACGATGTTGCACAGCAGGGAACCACAGTATTTGAAAGCTACGACGTATCTGTTTGGAGGGGCATATATCGGTTTGGCGTTACCGGTATCGGCTCAGAACCAGGAAGTTTGGGATGTTGCAGATAAGGATAACGAGGTAGGTTCGTGGGGAGGTCACGCGGTTCCGATTGTGGGATACAATCCAACGGGTCCAGTGTGTGTGACGTGGGGAGCGACAAAACAGATGACGTGGGCGTTTTTTGGGAAGTATTGTGACGAGGCATACGCCGTGTTGTCTGGAGATTGGTCGAGCGATGGTTTGAAGTCTCCAAGCGGGTTTGACGTGGTTTCGTTGCAGAAAGATTTAGTTTCGATTAAATAAAAGGAGGAAGAAAGATGCAAAATTTTATCACGAAGGCGAAGTTGTTGTTCGGTAGCCCGTTTTTTCAGTGGTTGTACAAAGTGGTTCGGGATACGTGTGTTACGTATGCAAGTGCGACTCAGTTTGTACCGACTAAGGCTTGGGTGGTCGGGTTGGGCGTTGCGGTTCTGTCGGCCATTATTCACGGTGCGCCTACGGACCCGGTTAAAGTGTCGGCGCTCAAGGCTACGTTGAAGATGGTTTTGATGGCGGCGTTTGTTGGGGCATTGGTTAGTCCCGCGAGTGCGTATGAATGGACCGTTCCATCAAACAGCGTTAAATCCAGCAAAGTTAAGATGCTAGGTGCAATTCCGTCTGGGCTTGATGAGAACGGCGTTGTGTTGATTCCGACGGCGGCGTTGTCCGTTGGGACGGTTGAAACGTCGTATGGTTTGAGCGTGTCGTATTCGGCGCTGTGGTGCCACATCAAGGGTGATGCTGGCAGTAGCACGAGTACGTTGACATCGTACCTTGGGGTTGGTGGTGCGGTGTATGGTGATTTTGGAAATTGGTTGAAGACTGATTTTAAGGAGAACCCTAGGTTGAAGGCCGGTATTGCGATTATACTGCCTCAAATGTGCGGTATTACTCCTGGAGTGATGGAGGTGTGGGATTTGGCGAACGGAGGTCGTTCGACCGTTGTTACGATGAACGTTCCGTTGAACCTGCTGAACTCGGTTATCACGAAACTTGGTAAAGATAAAACGGTTAACACGTATTCGGCGAAGACCCTCGTTGAATACAAGAAGTCGGAAGATTTTCACTGAGAGTAGTCCCGTGGGGGGGTGTAATGCTCCCCCACGACGATTTAAAGGTGATACATGAAAAAAGATGTACTGAAAGATTTTATGGCGGAGAAACCGAAGTGGGAAATGGTACAGGAATGTATAGCCAAAAAAGCCACGGAGAAAGAAGCTTGCGATAGTGTCGGGATTAGCGTTGAGGAGTATAGGAAAGAGTTGTTTGACCCAGTGGCGTCTCACGGTCATACTGTGGCGCTTGACCTTCAGAGACAGGAGTATGAGGCCGAGTTGAGGGATAGAGCGTTGAATGGCACGAAGAAAGAAACGTATGACGCAAACGGAATTAAGATTAAAACAGTAGTTGAATTCGACAACGAATTATTGAAGTCGATGGTACAGGCCAGGGACGAAAGATATAGAGCTAATAATAAAAATGAAACGAATGTTAATATAGATTTTGGAGCGGTGTTGGCGAAAGCGTCCGACAGGTATAAACGACTGATGGAAGACAGGAAGGTTATCGACGTTGAACGAGCTTGAATACCAGACGGCATTAGCCGATAAAATGGCCGAGTTCAGGCACGACCCACTGGGATATGCATGTTATATGTTTCCGTGGGGGGAGGCCGAACTTGAGAAGTCCAAAGGTCTCAGGGCGTGGCAAGCGGAAGTTCTTGATTGTATTGGGCGTGATTTTCGTGCTGGAAAGAGACTCGTCCGTATCGCTGTGGCGTCAGGCCACGACGTTGGAAAGACGGCGGCGACTGGGATTATTCAGAAATGGGCGCTTGACACTCTGCCAGGAACGAAGATTCTTGCAACGGCGAACACAGGGGCACAGCTAAAGACGAAGACTTGGGCAGAGTTGTCAAAGTGGAATAGGTTGAGTATGACAGATAGCTGGTGGGAGTTGACGGCGACAAGTATGTACTCGAAACAGGAAAAGTACAAACTTGAATGGCGTTCGGATATGGCGATTTGGCGCGAGAATAGAACCGAAGCGTTTGCGGGGTTCCACAACTATGGAAAGAGGATTGTTGTTATTATTGACGAAGCATCAGGTATACCTAAGAGCATTTGGGAAACGATTGAATCGTTTCTGTTGGACGAAGACACGGAGATTATAGTTATAGCGTTTGGTAATCCGCTTAGAAAATCGGGCGGGTTCTATGAGATATTCCAGAATGAAGCGAAGAGGAAGGTCGAAGGAAAGCCGTTGATGTGGCACACGTATAATATTGATTCCAGCACTATTGAAGGTATTAACAAGGAACACATACAGGATTTGATTGATACGTACGGATGGGATAGCGATTACGTTAAGAGCCGCATAAGAGGTTTGTTTCCTGATACGAGCGATTCACAGTTTTTTCCTGAATATTTGGTGTTTGACGCACGTAAGAGAACTCCGCAACCGATTATAACTCAGCCATTAGTTTGCGGATGGGACGTTGCTAGTGGAGGTTCGGATAAGATTGTGTTTTATTTCAGGAGAGGTTTAGACGGAAAGAGTACTCCGCCCGTGATTATTAGAGGAGAGGACATACATGACGCAACGGTGTTGGCATCCAGAGCGGCAGAGATTTTTGATAAGTACAAACCAGATTATATTTTTGCTGACGCTGGCGGACTTGGCGCTCCTATTATTGATATGGTGAACCAGATGGGTCACGGGATTATTAAAATACACTTCGGAGGTATACCAAGCGATAAAGAAAAGTATTATAACAAAACCGCAGAAATGGCGGACAAGGCAAAGAAATGGTTGATAGATGGAGGCTCGATTTGGGACGATTCTGTGTTGCAGGAACAGGTTTGTAACAGGTTATATGGTACTACGATTAAAGGTCAGTTGAAGATGGAGTCCAAGGAGGATATGGGCAAAAGAGGCCTAGAATCTCCAGATATATCGGATGCGTGGTATTTGACGTTCGCGGTACCGGTTGCGAACGTTATGGTTGGAGGAAAGGGAAGACAGCCAAAGATGGTTACGACCCTGGACGAATATAAGTGCTTGACGAAGAAGAAGTGATTGATATTATTTAAGTATGCGTAAACTCCTGTGGTTATTTCTAATAACTCCGTTGTATGCGGCAGATTATACCATGCCGAGTAATTCGGTGTCGCTGTCAGTAGGAACGGATAACGCACAGACGATTATATCGGTATCGTCGCCTATCCCCGGAGGGTCATATGGCGCAACGTTGTTTTCAGGTAACGTACCTTGGAACTCAGGTTTGGATCAGTACATTGAACCGATCTGGGTTGTTGGTTCGGGGAGTGCGTCGGTCACTGTTTCACGTGGAACAGTTGCGACAGTTAATGCTCAAGGTACATGGACTATTAATAGCCCGAAGCAAGGATTGATTAAAACTCACGCGATTAGTAGCGAACCTCAGATTTTGTATTATATCGCAACGATTACTAGCACTCCAACGGTTACGTTCACAAGCACGAGTACGCCTACGATTACTAGTACTAAAACATCAACCCCAACGCCAACCAATACATACACAATTTCAAACACGCCCACAATCACAAATACTCCGACCATTACACAAACATTTGATATCGCAAAAAACTCGGAACTAATGTCTTTTCATTTGGACAATAATTCTTATAGCGCGGCCATAACGAACAATACATATTGGTCATGGCAGAACATAGTTAGTTCAAACTCTATTCTCTCGAACATCGAGCAGGACATCAACGCATCCCATCCCGGGTCGACGAACGACGCACTAAGCGCGATAAGGACGCCTGTATCGGACCTGGACGCTAAGGCTGTTACGATGGATACCGGACACATCCAGTTTGCTATAACTCCAGATGTTCGGGCGTACATTCAGGGAGCTATTACGGTTGCGTGGCCAACGAACACCCCATCGTTCACCGCAACGCCAACCGGCTCCTACACTCCTACAAATACCCCTACGCCATTGACGGGCGTAAACGTAAATAACGGCGTGACCATCGTTGGACCTGTTCCGGCTCATGGAGTTACCGACATTGGAGTAGAGACGCCAATATGGAATCTTAGTAACCGGGCAACCACTTTGGATACCGGACACATCCAGTTTGCTATAACTCCAGATGTTCAGGCGTACATTCAGGGAGCTATTACGGTTGCGTGGCCAACGAACACCCCATCGTTCACCGCAACGCCAACCGGCTCCTACACTCCTACAAATACCCCTACGCCATTGACGGGCGTAAACGTAAATAACGGCGTGACCATCGTTGGACCTGTTCCGGCTCATGGAGTTACCGACATTGGAGTAGAGACGCCAATATGGAATCTTAGTAACCGGGCAACCACTTTGGATACCGGACACGTTACCATTTCATCCATGCCTAACGTTTCGGGGTCCGTGTCGATGCTCAACGGTTCTTCTGCGTTGACTGTATCCGTTTCTGCGGCAACTACACTTGCGGCTGGCTCTGCATTGATTGGTGTATGTTCGATATATTCAACATCAGCAAACCGTTCGGTTTCTGCCACTGGAATGGCAGTGTCTTGTCTCGGTGCTTATCCAATGAAAACGTTGTCAATGGCTGTAACGTCGATTGGTGGTTCTGGAGCGGTAACGATGGCTTTGTATGCGTGGTCAAACCCGACATATGCAGGTGGTGTATCTGTTGCGGCGATAACCATTACAGGGGCATCCGCTTCAGGACAGACGTTTATATCAAATCCATTTCCAGCATTACAATATGGGGTTTCGGTGTTAGGAATAGCGGCATCAACGACAATAACGGCTTTTGTGCAAGGAGCGCAGTTTTAAAAACAACTTGACGAGTTTTAAGTTATTGTTAACATATTTGCAAGGAGAATAGAAATGAAAAAAATGTTCCTGTTTTTTATCCTAGCGTGTTCGGCTAATGCTCAGACATTCCCAGTCCCTAGCAACTCCACTTCTTTGATTTATGGAGTTGACTCGGCTCAGACTATTATTTTTGTTCCTACAACTACTCCTGTGCCCAGCGGTGCTTATGGGGCTTCTATCATTTCAGGAAATGTTCCTTACAACAAAGGTTTGGATAAATACATTGAGCCGGTTTGGGTTAGTTCCGGTAATAATAATTCAGTAACGGTTCAGCGAGGAACTATAGCAACTGCGAACGCACAAGGGACATGGACGATTCAGAGTCAGAATCAAGGATTGATTATCGGTCACACGATTAGAACGCTTCCTAGGTTGTTGTATTATGCTGGAACCCCAACAAATACGTTTACTCCTACAATTACATTTACTCCCACCAACACATTTACTCCGACTAAAACTCCATACCAAGTTGGTCCGATGGCTGTAGTTACTCCAGGAACAAGCCCTCAAGTTGTTAGTAATTTGAATATACCTGGCAATCTTAGCGTTGGAGGAGTAGTTTCGGGATGGCTTTCGGCGTCAAACATTTCCACGTCAAACGTTGTTGATGGGACCGGAAACGGTATTATCGGAAGCGGTTCAAGCGTTGTTACCGTAGGAAATTCTTATGAAGCTTTGTCGGTGCCAGGGACTTCTGTTTCATTTGGACTTCAAACAATCAATGGAGTTCCTACTCCTTCAACTGCAACGAGCGCAACCAACAAAACTTACGTTGATGCGTTGAGTGGTTCGGGTCAACCGACTCCTGCTCCTCGTCGCATTGGAGATGTTTACGTTAATAGTGCTGGCACGACTGTTTACATTGGAGTTTCGCTTACGCCTGTAACTGGTTGGTTACAAATTAAACCTTGAGGTTAGACATGAAGAAATTATTGATTTTGTTTTTTATCGCCGGAATGGCTAACGCTCAGTCGGAAACAAATGTTAAACAACGTCTGTTTGGAATTGGTACCATTAACGGAACTCCAGTATACGCACTTACTCCTATGGTAGTTACCAATCAAACTTATAATAACATTTTTCCAAAATTTACACCTACTCCTACATTTACTCCGACTTCTACATTTACAAACACAAGTACGTTTACAGCGACCAAAACTCCGTCTTCTGTTGGTTGGCCTGGTACTAGTCCTACTGATACTCCGACAAACACATACACTTCTACCCCTACATACACTTGGACAGTTGGACCTCTTTCGGACGCTATTCCAGTTCCACAAAACGCTTGGGTTTATACTACGGGTGGTGAAGCTACGCTTCCTAGCGGAACGGTTTCTTCATCTCAACACTTCCTAACAATTACAGGAAGCGCTTATAGGACTATTGCTATTACAAGGATTAGGCTGGCATTTCAATACGATAACGTAGCCAACACTACGATAAATACTTCTCAACCAATACAATTTTCTATTAGGAATCCAGATAGTGGGCCTTCGACGCATTTTGTGAACCCTTCTATTAGCAAATTGGATATTAACGCTCCCGCTTCAAATGCCGCAATTACATTCAATTATACGTCCCCTTCTACTCCAGGAACAAATCTTGGAGCTAGTGAATACGCATTTTGCAAGGCTCAACCAGTTTACGATGTTACTTGGAGTACTATTTTCCCCGTGACTACTCCCACAACGTCCGGTTTGGCTTCATTGCGTAATTGGTCCGTAGCACCAATCGTTTGGGACGATAACAACGGTAGGGCACCTTTTATTGTTCGAGGAGCTTCACAAAATTTCTGCATTTCAATTCCTTCGGGATGGATGTTAACCGGAGGAGGCGGTAATACATACATAGATTACGACGTAGAGTGGATGGAATACTAAAATGCCAACGTGCGAAGATTGCGACTGGAAAGAACAGCGTTTGTATTTGAATAAGACGCTTGAACGAATTGACGCTACACTTCAACGCATTGAAAGTAGACAATCCGAAACGGACGCAGAGATTTATAACCGACTTAACAAACTTCAAATTGCTGAAGCTCAATTGAGGGTTAAGTCTGGCGCATGGGGATTGGTTGGTTCCGGTTTTGCGGCGTTGATTGGGTTTGTTTGGATGTGGTTGTCTGATAAGATGAGATAGTGTTCGACTCGGTGTAAGTATGGCAAAACTGAAACCGACTCGCTCGAAAGGGCATCACTGGGCGTAACCCCCGCTCGATGTTACATAGATTAGGACTACGCATGGAGTCCTGATTTCAACAAGACCATGTTGGATGGTTTAGGTTTATGTATCCGAGCGGGGTATCCCTTGGAGGGATGAAATGAGTGGAATGGCAGGAGTTAGTCTGGGTGCGGCAGGAAGTTTGTTTGGTTTGATTAATGCAAATAAACAAGCCAAAGCCGAACAATCCGAGTTGGATACTCTAGCCAAGCAAGAGCAAGACCAGATTGACCAGCGCGATAAAGAAATTAAACAAGAATCTCTTCAACCGGCCATGATTGCGGTTCGACAACAACAAGAGAAAATCAACCAGAATATTTCAACGGCCAATTCTCCTTATACAACGGCAATAAATTACTCGACTCTTGGCGGTTTAAAGGGGAAACTCGGTGGATGAAAATTCTATAATTCCTCAATCCGACGAACGCAGACAGTACGAGGAATATTCTCGTTTAGAAACGCTTCGTTCGTATTTGCTTACCCAACGGTCGCCTTATCAAGATACTTGGGAAGAAATTCAACATTTACTTGACCCTCACATGGTTATTTGGAGTCCGGCTACTGCTGGTTATCCAGACTTCGATGACATTAAAATAACATCATATCCATTTCAGGCGTTTGACGATTTGACCGCAGGGCTTTGTACCGGCATTACACCTGAGAACTCGGAATGGCACGTTACAGACCCAGAAGACGAAGAATTGATGGACGATACCGACGTAGTTGATTGGTGTCACATCGTAAACCAAAAATTTAAATTTGTTTTCCAAAACTCCAATTTTTACCAAGAAGTTCCAATTTTCTATCGTTGTGGTTCAAAATTCCTTACTGCCGCAATGATGGTTGAAGAGGACTTTAAAAACCATTGTAGATTTACAGTTTTCCCAATTGGTTCTTTCTATTGCTCAAACAACGGAATGGGACAAGTGGACACGTTCATTTTTGAGACAAGGCTTAAAGTACGTCAAATTGTTGAACGTTTTTGCGAAAAAAAAGCAGACGGTACGCCTAACACTGAAAATCTCGGAAACACAATCAAACGAGCTTGGGAAGACCCTAAGCAACGAGAGATTCCGTTCGACATGGTTTGGGTTGTTGAACCGAACCTTGAATACAATGAACAAAAGGCTAAATACCATTCCAGGTTCAAAAGGTACAAGGCAACTTATTATTTACGTAATTCAGGTGATAAGCGTCTTATCCAAGAACGTGGTTTTGACGAGTTCCCGGTTTTTGTGTTTCGTTGGTTCCGTCAACCAACAGACGCTTATGGGGTCGATGGCCCAGGTCGTAAAGCCATTGGAGATGTTAAGGAGATTTTTAAGACCAATGGTATGTGGAACAACGCTTGCGAAAAGATGATTGAACCGCCGATGGTTGCTCCACCTACGACGGGTCAATACCCAATGGGTACTACTCCTGGGTTCTTGGTTACGGCACCTAGCGCTTCTGATGCACAAACAGGCATTAGACCGCAATATCAAATTAAGCCAGACCTTGCCGCTATTAAAGACAAAATCATGGAATTGAAACAGCGTTTAGACAAAACAACTTACGCCGATATTTTCCGAATGATCGCAAACGAAACCGCTCAAAAGACTCAACCAGAAACGGCAACTTACTGGTTGCAACGCATTCAAGAAAACTACAACATTCTGGCTCCAGTTTATGGGAACTTTGAACACGACTGGCTTAAACCGATGTTTTCTTACATCTTTGGAATTTTGTGGCGTCAAGGCGAGATTCCTCCTCCTCCTCAGAAACTTCAAGGAAAAAATCTTAAATGGAATCTGGTGTCTAGGGTTGCTATGGCTTTGAAGCTTACGGAAACAACACCTTATGAAAAGGGCGTTGCGTTTATTCAAAGTGTAGTTAACGTTGAGCAAGCGGCAGGAGCTACCGAAAGCGTTCTTGATACCATTGACAGAGACGAAATGTTAAAGAGATATTTCATTGCCAGCGGGGTTAATACAAAGGTGTTTAAAGACCCTGGAAAAGTAAAGCAAGAACGAGACCAGAAAGCAAAACAACGAGCCGCCGCCATGCAGGCTCAAGCTATGCCTCAAATTGGCAAGGGAGCTAAGGATATGGCTGATGCTCATGCCACGGCTAACGAGGCCCAAGAATGACAGACTTGAATAAAGATCAGAGTGACAAAGCACGTTTGCAGATGGAAGAAAGAATACTCGGTAAGCGCAATAGGAAACTAAAAGAGTCTTGGGAATGGGTTTTGTCTCAGCCTCAAGGACGACAAGTTTTATATGAGTTGATGGAAGAGTTTGGATTGTACCAAGATTGTTTTGATAAAAACGGGCAAGAAATGTCTGCTAAGGTAGCTAGGCAAGGATGCGCTCAAAACATCAAAAATAAGATTGCTTTTTGGTTTGGCGCAAACCCTTGGATTTCCATGATTTTCGAGGCTAAACAGCGTCAAGATTCGGAGACTACCGAGCGAGACGTGGAACAAAAACAAATTGACGAACGCTTTAAAACAAGGAGAATATAAGTATGGAAACGACGAATACTACAACCGGAACCGAAACCGCATCCGCCACGACTCCGGTTAGTTCAACGCAGGAAACTACTCCGGCATCTGCCGCACAAGCCGCGCCGACTGTTGATGATAAACAGACAACGTCGCCTGCCGCCGTAGCCGAGAATAAGCCGTCCGATAAAAAGGTCGAGCTTGCGAAGACTCCTGAAGTATTCGCCGACGTTAAGCAACTTAAGATTCCCGATGGAATTTCCGAAGCAGAAAAGGAATTTCTTAACGGTTGGCTTGGGAAGGCTTCTAAAACTGCCGTGGATGGTAAACAGCCAGTCACCGCCGTTCAAGTAGAGCTTGAAACCAAGCTTAACACGTTTCGGGATGTTGCGGCTTTTGGGGACGCCCAGATTAAAGCGCAACAAACGGCTTGGGACAACGCGGTTAAATCCGACCCTAAGTTGGGAGGAGATAACCTTAACCGAACAAGCCAGTTGGTGGAGCGGTCTTTGAAGACGCTTTTCGGGGATACGTTCTACGAATCGGATTTGAAGGCGAATTTCTTCCTTCATCATCCAGAAGTGATTAAAGGCCTTGTGAAGTTTGCAGAACAGGCAGGAGACCCTAGTTTGACTCTAGGAAATAAACCTGCCGCAGGTAAATGGGAACCTAAAAACATTGGGGAACGTGTTTACGGTGCTAACTACAACCCCATGAAGATTAGCCCACAATAAAAAGGAGATAAGTCATGGCTACCGCATTAAGCATTCAGAATCCGACCATCGTTGATGTTGCCAAGGAACGAGATAGCGAAGGTAAACTACTTCCGCATATTTACGCTCTTTCTCAATCCAACTCTTGGATTCGTCTTTTGACTTGGATTGAAACCAACCAGGCGCGCTCTCATATGGCGTCGGTTGAAACTTCAGCCCCTCTGCCTTCCACCCGTATTTTGAATCGAGGCGTGGATTCTCAGTATGGCACTTGGTCTCAAATTGAAGAGACCTGCGCTCAGTTGAAGGACTGGGTTAAGATTGACGAGGACGTTGCTAATTACGGCGGGGACCCACAGAGCTTCCGAGTTCGTCAAGCGCAAGGGCGTCTTCGCGCTATGGGTCGTAAATTCGCCTATCTTTCGTTCTACGGTAATCGTGGTGCGAATCCTTCGGACATTAACGGCTTGGGTATGCGTTTCTCCGCTAAGAGCGGTGCGCCTAACTCACAAAACGTGTTGTCTGCCGGTGGTACGGCTAACACCAACTGCTCCATTTGGCTTTGCGGGTTCAACGAATATGCGTTGACCGGCATTTTCCCCAAAGGTAGCGTTGCTGGTATACACCATAGGGATTGGGGTCTGCGTCCGGTTACGAACGCCATTGATTCTAGCGGCAACGCCGTCGGTAACTTGGCTATGTACATGGACGAATTCACGATGGACTTTGGGTTGTTCTTGGCCGATTGGCGTCATGTGGTTCGTATTGGAGATATTGATGTTACGAACCTGAACTCTCAGAACGGACCAGACTTGGCCTATTACATGGACGAGGCCATTGCTCGGTTGCCTGAAGAGACCAACGTTCCTCCGGAGGAAGGCGTGGAAACCACGAAGCCCGTGTACCACTTCTTCGCTCCTCGTACCGTGCAACGTAACCTGCGCCATCAGATTAAGCAAGTTACCGTTCAAGGTGCTGGTTATGCCAAGGAAGGCATGGCCGCCGCGTATAACCCTCGTTGGGAGTGGGAATACAGCGGTGTGCCACTCGGCATTGTTGACCAGTTGCTTTTGAGCGAGTCTAACTTGTTGGCGCTGTAATCCAAAAGAAAAAGGAGATAAGTCATGGCTACAGGTCTTGATGCTCAGCTTCAAGTTTGGTCGTCTAGCACTACCATTACCGGGACGGTACTTTCTACCTATTCCGTTGATTTGGCCGTTGCTTCTCGACATGCAGAAAACGGAACGGAAATAGGGTTTGGAGTATTCCCGAATACGTTTTCGGCCAACGCTTCTGATACCATTGAATTCCAGGTAATTTCGGCTGATAACGCCGGACTTACATCTAATCCGACGGTTATCCGAACCACTGGTGCTATGGCTAACACCGATTCTCGTTTGACTCCTGGTGTCGAACAGACTGCCACAGTCACTGGAGTTGTTGGAGGCGGGAATATCTTTTTGACGATTGATCCTAATCGGATCAGTCAGGAGTACATTGGGATGAAGGCGATCGCGGCTGGTAATTCGATCACGGTCAATGCGTACCTGATGAACGATGCCGAGTTCAATCAGACCTACACTCATGCCGCAAACTACACGCCCTAAAACGTGTATTAAGTGTGAAGGGGAGGGGGAGGTTAATAACTCCCCCTCCAAACTTTTAAAGGAGAACAAACCATGCTTGTTCGAGTTAAAGAATGGCCGACGCTTGATAAGAAGGGGCATCCCAAAGCGGAACGTTTTTGTCGAATTCTTCATGGTGGTGATGTTTTTGATTTGCCAGAAACATTGGTTATCCACGAAGTTGATTCTGATACCGAAATTGACCCGACTACCAAAAAGCCGATTAAGGAACGGGTTATTTCTCACCGAGGGGTTCCTGTAAATCAGAACGAGAAGAAGGATATGACCGAGCTTGAACACCGGAAGTTCACGCTTCAGAATAGCCCTGAAGCCGCTCGTTGGAGCAAGGAAGATAAAGAGCGATTCCTTAAGTACGCTGAGTATGCTCCGTCTTGGATGGAACCTGCCCCAAGGAATAGCTTTCCTAGCGTTCGGAGGAATGACACACTTCCTGAAGCGGACGAAGCCAGGAACATTCCTAACGTTATCGGAGATAGCGCAACTTCAGTTGGTGACGTTGATACTCACCAACGGATTGTAGCTAGCGTTTCTCGTATGTCCGAAGACGAGGCTATTAGCATCATCAATAAGTGTGATGACGCCGGTATGCTTGCGTCTTGGAACGAATCTGAACGTAAGATGCCTGGACGTGAACGAGTCAAGAACGTTTTGAAGGTTCAGATGCGTAATGTTAGTGGGGAAAAGGGAGCCTAATATGCCATTGCATAAAGGAAGTTCCAAGAAGGTTGTTTCCTCAAACATTAAGGAAATGGTTGCGGCAGGACATCCTCAGAAGCAAGCCGTTGCCACGGCCATGAAGATGGCCGGTAAGTCTACATCGGTTCACCACAAGCCAACGGTTAAACATTATGGCTAACACGAAGACCGATATTGCTAACCTTGCGTTGCTTCATATGGGCACGGGCAAGCAAATCTCCGACCTGGATACAGACCAGTCCGATGAAGCCAAAACGCTTCGTCAACTGTTTGACCATTGGATGGAGACGGTTCTTCGAGGTTATAACTGGAATTTTGCTCATGTCTACGCTAACGTTTC